CTTGGTACTGCAATTGAAGGTATCATCGGATACTTAAACATACCAGCAATACAACAAGATCCCAATTTAACTCCAGAACAAAAGAAGGAAGCAATTGGTGCGGAATTAGGTAAAAGAATGGGTTCCCTTATCGGAACTACCATAGGTTCCGCTGTAGGTTTGGTTGGAGGACCTTTGGGTTCAATACTCGGTGGAGTTATTGGAACGTATGGTGGTGAATACGTTGGTAATTTAATTGCAGAGGCAATAGGACCAAAAGAAGTTTATGAATTTGCGGCTTCTGTGCCTGGAATAGGTGATTGGTTTAAGAAGGGTGTAGAAGCACCAACAACAGCAGAAGGACAAGCAAAAGTTGAGACACCTTCACTGCAAGAAGCAATGACACCGGCAACCCAAAGTCAACAACCTTCTGTAGAATTTGGGGGAACACCAAGAACACAACTCGCACCAGCAGCACAAATGCAAACAAGTGAAAGTGTGCAATACCAAACAAATAAAAGTATTAACAATGAATTGAGTACAATGCCTCAAACAGATAATAGACCTCTTGTAATAAACAATTATTACAATAATTCTAAAACATCTGTTGCTGGTGGCGGAAGTTCGTCTGCAATTGCATCAGATGGTAATGCAATTCCTCCAGATGAAAGTGGCATGCAGGCTCTACTTACTAGAGATTTGGGTAGAAATGCGGCTCTAGGAACTCAAGGGTAAAAAGAAAAGACGGCGTTTAAGCCGTCTTCTCCAAATCACACTCAAACAAAATTAGTTCACTCTTCCTTTGCCAACTTCTCAAAGTAAGAGAGCGCATCCTCTTCCTCCGCATCATCTTCGACCGGAGACTTCTTTTCTGGCATCTTTGGAGGATTCTTGAACTTTGGTGCAGAACCAAAACGCTGCTCCGCGTCCTCAATCTGCTCCATCTCTTCCGCAGTCTTTGCCTTACCTTCACTGCCACCACGAAGAACTGATTCCATCTTAGACTTTAGTTCGTCATAAGACTTGAAGTTCTCGGGATTAGTGAACTCCTTAAGAGCATACTGCTTCTTCCAAAGTGCTTCCAACTTTGCATCATCACCACCAAGAAGCGGAGTTGGCTCTTCAAATTCACTCTTGTCATAGTTGATATAACCAGCAACCTTGCGAATCTTCAACTTGAAGTTTGCACCTTGCCAGAAATCAAACACATTGACAGGAGAATCATCTGGGAATTCGGGCTGGATCTTTTCCATGATCTTATCAAAGATCTTCTTACCGAACTTAAAGAGGAACACCTTACCCTCGTTCTCCGGGTGCTTTGGATCGGAAACAACATAAACATTGGCAACATAACTCAACTTGCGCTTACGATCACGCGCAACAGTCTTGTCGTCTTCAATCCCGCTGTTCCAAAGTTCGTTGTTTGCTTCACACACTGGGCACTTCTTACCTAGTGTAGTTGGGCAGTTCTCAATGAACCATCCACCCTTGCCTTGGAACCCGTGACTAAACACACGCGCCCAAGGAACATCCTCACCGTCAACGACCGGTAGGAATCGAATTACTGCAAAACCATTTGATGCTTGATCCAGTTCAGGCTTCCAGAACCGGTCGTCCTTGTACGACTCTGCACCACCCTTGTTCAACTTATCCAACTCTTGGGTGATCTTTGAGAGATCGGTGGACTTCTTCTTTAAATCTTTAAATGACATTTGTATCCTTTCGTGTACGAAGTATTAAAGTGTGACAGATATACGAAGTATTATAACCGTATTATGTAGGTAAGTCAAATAGGAAGTCGAGAAGATTTAGGCAGGAAGTTCAATGACTGTGCTTCGGCTTTAATCTTTTCAACAACAGGCTTTGACAAATGCTTGGCAATATATGAAGGATCTATATTGTGTAATTCACAAATTTGTAGAACCGCATCCATATAAGAACAATTCTTCTTTTTAATTATCTTTTCAATTTCATTTTGAATATTTAATTCACCAGATTCAAGTATCATATTCTTTATTCTCCATATATTCCTTAAGACATTTGGTTGGTTGCCATCCAAGAGTTTGTTTAATTACAAAAATATCGGCACAAGTTTGTCTTGCTTCTCCAGTTCTTGGTGCAACATGAGTATACTCTCCACCCATCATTTTTGCAAGATCTAAAACAGAATATGATGTACCAGTTCCAACATTCATTATCTTACCACAAAGATTTGTATTGTGATTCATTGCTGCAATATTAGCAGAAACTACATCGGATACGTGAATATAATCTCTGGTTTGCAAACCATCTCCAACAACCGTCATTAATTGATTTGCTTTCTTTTGACGAGAGAATACACCAATTACAGGCGCATATGATCCGCGTTTTGGTTGTCTTGGACCATACACATTAAAATATCTAAAACAAGCAGTATCCAGATTGTACAAATCGGAGTACATTTTGCACAATCCTTCTGAAAAAAATTTAGAATATGAATAAGCATTTAAACAATCTGGTTTGTCGGATTCTTTTTGAATTGCCTTATTTGTCAATCCATAGATCGCAGAAGTACTTGAAAAAATTACACGTTTTGCTTTAACCATTTTGGCAGCATTCAATACATTTTGAGTACCAAAAGTATTAATATCTAATGCTCTACCGGGATTCAGTATACAATTTTGTATTCTTGCCTCTGCTGCTAAATGAAAAACGTACTCAGGTTCATGACGATCAAATACACCATTTACAAGATGTTCATTTGTAATATCGTAATGATAGTATTTTGCTTGTGGATTGAAATAGAATTGATCGTGTGCATCGGATGAGAGATCATCCATAACAGTAACATCATGTCCCTGTATAATTAATTCATCTACAAGATTTGATCCAATAAATCCACAACCACCTGTTATTATTGTTTTCATTTTGTTACCACATTAGAATTGTAATTTATAACCATGTCACAAATATATTCTAATTCCATATCAGTTAATTCAGGATATGATGGTAAAATTATACATTCGTTATTTAGAGTAGTTGCTATTTTATTGTTTGATTTAATATGTCGTAAATGCTTGTGTACATCTATAGGATAAAACATTGGTCTTGTTTCTATTCCAACCGAGTCAAAATACTTTTTAGATACTGCATACGATAGATTATTTTCAATTCTAAGACCAAACAACCACATGGAATGCTTAGTGTTGTTTTCCGCACTTTGTAAAGAAATTCCGTCTATATTTCTCAACAATGTTTGATATGTATTGAAGATTTTAGTTTTTCTGTTTTTAATTTCTTCATAATAATCCAATTGACCTAATAATATAGCAGCATGAATATTAGTCATTCTGTAGTTATATCCTAATACATCATGAATAAATCGTTCTTCTGTTTGTCCTTGTCCATGAACTTTATTTAAATATTGATATAATTCAGTATTATTAGTATAAACTGCTCCACCTTCTCCTGTGGTGATGTTTTTGTTACCAAAGAAAGATATTGCAGAACAAAAAGATTCAGATCCAGACATTTTGTTTTCGTATTCACCAAATATACCTTCACAATTATCTTCTATGAATATTGATTTTGGATACTTTTCTTTTAATTTTGGAACATTTACTATATTACCAAGATTATGAACAACCAAAAAAATTGTATTTTCGTCGGGTTCAAACGGAAGATTTGAGTAATCGGCATTCCATGTGTTTATATTTGCATCTATTGGATAGATATCAAATTCATGCAAATCGTCATATAATATGGCATTATATGCAGCAATATAAGCATTATTTGGAACTATAACTTTCTTTGCATTTGGATATAAGAACTTTATACCTTTAAATAAAAGATGGGTTGCGACTGTTCCATTGGAAACAAGTAAAGAGTGCTTAACTCCCAATGTCTTTGATAATTTATTTGATGCTATGTTTTTATACTTGCCTAAAGATGAAATCCATCCACTTTTTATTGCATCGTATGCATATTTTAGTGATTCTTCCGGTAAGTATGGTTTGTAAATTGGAATCATATTAAATAGTTTTTATGAGATGCGCCAAACCTGTATGTCCTTCCAATACAGATACAAGTTTGAATCCATGAAAATTTGTGCTTTGTAAATATTGCTTAACAAAATTACCTCTACCTCCAGATATAGACCAATCATGTAAACATACATGTGTGCCTTTTTTTAATTTATTTTCTAGATATTTGAAGGATTGTACATTTTCTGATAAATTTACATTTTTCAGATATTCATCTACTGGTAATTTGGTATTACTATCTTCCGCTTCGTCGCCGCCATCTAAAAACACAAAATTAATTTTATCAAACATTTCATCATTTAAATCTAAAATACCATCATTAAATCTTTTATTAACTAAATTAACAAATTTTTTGTCTTTTTCATTATTAAATGTCATACAAGCAGTATCATAAAATTGTTTATATTCTTCATATGTGTATAAGACGCCATAATTGTTATCAACTAGAGAAGAAACTATACTTCTTGTGCTTCCTGCTCCTGTACCAGTTCCAGATTCTAAGCATATATTTGGTCTGAATTGTTTAATTAAATCATATAAAAAATTTGCTTCTTTTATTGAAATTCTGCCTTGTAATTCGTTACTTTGTAGTTCTGCCATAATTTTATTTTCTTAATAAGTTTTATGTTTTCTTTGTATATGTTTTCCAGAATCTAAATCAGATCCTAATAATCCATCTTTAACTATTTCCAAAACTTTTTCGTCTATTTCGTCAATTAGAGTATTTCGTTGAACATTTAAATCACATGCCTTTTTTAAGCATTCCCACAATCTCAAAGATCCATCTTCCTGTAAGAAATATTTTTCCTTATATTCCTCGAAGGTCATTCTACGAATTTCGTACAACAATTCCTGATTATTCCACATTTTCATATCAATTGTTATTAGTTTATCAATTAGTCCACCAAATGTATCAGCCATTTTAAAATTCCTTTATCATTTCTAAATAAAATTCATTTACTTTTTTTATTTTGAAATTAAATTTATTGTAAAGATTTATAGCAACACTATTATTTATGTCAACGCTTAGATGTATTTTTTCTATATTATTTAATTTACAAGTAGAAATCATATGATTTAATATAAATGAACCAATACCATATCCTTGATATTTTTTACTAATACAAATCCCAAACCAATTTATATTATTTTCATTTTCAATATGATAATAACCAATTGCAGCATCATTCAAATATAACAGATAAGAGCAAATATGAGTTTTAAAAATATCATATGGTCTATTTGAAAAATATCTAAATGATTTTGTTTCTTCTTTACAAGATTCTATGAATTCTTTTAATTCATATTCATTTGTTATATTTTTTAATATTAAATTATTCATGTGAATTATGTTAGAAGTTCTTTGTATGTTTTTAATATGTTTTGTTCTGGTAAATACAGTTTAGCCATCCATATAAAATTATTGTTATGGCAGATCACTTTTACATTTTTATTTAATCCAAGACTAATTAGATAAGAACCACTAAATCCTATTTGTATAACTTCATTAGCATTTTTTACTAAATTATATTCATAAACAAATTTATCAATATTAGGTTCATGCATTAAATGTTCTTGAGTTAAATCAATTACTTTATCTTTATCCAGTTTATCTATTAATTGATAGTATATTGAATACACCCAATGTTTGTATGAATTGTATTCAGTATTTTTATTATAATCTACTATTCTATCTCCCATGAGAATTATCTTACCATTGTAGCAATTTAAATATTTAATAAGATATTGGATGTTTGAATCATTCAATGTTTTATCGTATTCACGAATTTTTACATTTATCACAACATAATTATAATTTGGTTTTTCAAAATCTTCCTTATGTACTATAAAACTTAAATCTTTTGGTTTAAATTCAACATCTAATAATTTAGAATAATCATGAGTACAAATAGATCCAGTATCCAAAGGATCATCTATTAGTTGAAATCTAGGATCTTTAAATACACATTTTGCTAATGACTGTGTAAATTTATGCAAAGATTCAGAATATTTATTATCATTTCTATAAAAATATAAAACACCATAATCTATCCTAATTTTAACAGACTCAAATCTATTAAATAATTCACTACCATAAATGTAACAATTTATTAGATCACCTATACCCGGATTAGTTTGTAAGTGTGGTATATTGGATTTGAAAATATGTTTTTTAATAGTTTCTATCATTCTTTATGATATCCCTGTATTGTAAATGTATTATTTGCTCCTTGATACATTGGATATTTTCTTTTGCATAATATTTCGGAACAATCTTGCCATATTAAATTCCAATCATGTATGGAATTGTTTCCCCAAATTGCTCCTCTCCATGCATGTAAATTTAATTTTGGTTTGCTCATGTCATATATTTTAGCTTCTATTAGACAACGAATAGAACTTTCCATTAAATGTAATTCTGAGGCATTTTCCAAAACTTTGCCCAAATCCATTATGCTATAGTTTTTTGGATTATCTATTATTTTTATTTTGCTATTTAAACATTTTCTACTAGGAGCAATCATTTGTCGCGTCATATCATCAATTGCAACAAAAATATACTCTTCATTATTTGGATTTAATTCTGTATAAACTTGATTTTCTCTCTCAATGTCTCTATCAAAAGAAAAACCATCAAATCGTAGTTCATATGGAACTTGTGTTTGCATATAAAAACATTGATCACAAGAAACATGTTGTGATATTTTTTTATGACATTCATTTTCCATCCAACTAAAACCTACTTGATAATAATCTCCACTATTTCCAGTTAACCAATCGACTACACCATTATGATGCAAAGAAACTCCACAATTTTTTAAATATTCATTTACTTGTTTCTGCTCGTTAGTATGTCCCTTTAGTGGTATCAATTCTACTTTTTTGTTAAAGTATAGTTTTTTTAAATTTTCTAGATTATGCTCCCAACAAAATAAAAACATCTTATCAACATTCCATCTTTTAATAAGTTCCAAAACCATTCCATTACAACAAAAATGATCACCTAGACCCATGTGATGGTGTAAATATTTTATTTTCATGTATTATCCTTGTAAAAATTAATATCTTCATCGCTTACGCTTTCTATTCTTCCAATATAATCATTATCATAATTATCGTATTTTTTATATTCTTGAGAGCGTTGTTCTTTGGTGGTAGCATTCAAATACATCAATATATCGTTTTGAATAAATTCTCGCATTGGTTCTTTTCTTGGTATTGGAAATTTTTTAGCACCTTCTCCAAAACGATCCATAAAATCATGAACCAATGAATTATTTTTTACCAGAGGATAAATGACCTCTTTTAAAAATTCTTGATCTATATTTTTTCTATTGTTTGTTTCTTTTCTACTATAATTATCTATCAATGATTTCATATTTGGTACTGCTCCTTGCATTGCACCCCACATTCCACCCATAATTTTGGCACTATGTGAGCGATGATCTCTCATTATATGAAACATTTTTTTACTTGCAATCCATTCATCAACTGCTGCTTTATCTCTTATGTTTAAATAACTGTCACAGTCTCTAGAAATCATAATATCTACGGTTGGATCGCTTGCTGGATAAAATCTCCAAAACATACCATTCCAACCCTCATCTTCGCCCATCAAAACAATTTCAGAATTATCTCTACTGTTTATAAAATTTACAATATTTTGCGGAACATTCGGTGATAAATGGACTCTACAGGTCCAACCTTCAAAAAACTGTTTTGCTAAATCTAAATTTTTTATTAAATTTATTGTATATTGCGGAGAAGAACCCCACAAACTATATGATATTACTTTTTTCATATTATCTTCTCCGAACCATGTTCGTGCTGTACTGGACTAAAACCATACTTGTATTGTTTAATTAAATACTGTTTATAATATTTAAAAATATTTTCTCGTTCTTGTTTTTCTTCTTCACTTAAATTCAGATATTTTATTTCATCTTGTGTTAAAGATTCGACTTTTCCAATATATTTATTATCGTGTTTTAACCCGCAATGCACACAAGTATGGTAACATTCGCCATATTGTCTGGGAATAGGCATTTTTCGCATCTCATCATTTACATGAGGAAGTCGGCTAAAACCGGGAAACCTCAAACAACCAAATGCAATATCATCATGAGAAATTATACTAATTTGATTTGGATCATATGTTCCTAATTTATTAATTTTTTCACAATTTGCATCTATTTCACCAACAGCATACAAATAAACTTTTGAGTTTAAAAAATCTTGATCGCACCCCTTTCTAGCAGATCCATTTTTTACTTTCTTTAACATAAAATCAATATGAGGTTTAATCCAATTTAAATAACCCCTTTTAGCACCCCATAATCCACCCATCATTTGGGATTGATGTACGCAAGTATCTCTTATGACATGAAGTTTTTTTGTACTCACTAACCATTGATCCACACACGCTTTTTCTCTAAAAGAAAGTCGGCTATCGGTATCTCTACTTAGCATTACCTCAACATCATCTTCTGTGGCAGGATAAAAACGATAAAGCATTCCACCCCAACCAACATTATCATTGTAAAATACAATTTCTACATTATCTTGTTTTTTTAATTCTTCAACTACCCATTGAGGAACTGATGGTTCGTGAATATAAAAACGACATATCCATCCGGGATATATTTCTTTTGCTTGTTTTGCGTTCGAAATTGCACCAACGGTATACAGAGGTAAATCTCCCCAAAGACTATATGATATTATTTTTTTCATTTATTTCTCTTCATAAACTTTACTGTTTCAGATTTTGCAGAATCAAATTGGTAGATATACATCCGATCACCAATCAGTGCTTCTGTTTTCATTAATCCACTATCCCACAAGCGGTGAGAATAATCTTGATCTTCACCGTGAGATATTTCGGGATATCGTACTTGTCTTGCAATACTAGTTTTAATTGTATTCAAATGGTTTGGTGTGCGAAATTGTATTCCATCTTTGCGGAAATGCCCACCGCAGTTCAAATTATGAATAAATGGTAGATTGTATTTTGGTAAGAAACCAACAAGTTCTACGACATCTGGCTTTGATTCTAGTGCTTTTAAAGTTTTAGAAACGTAGATATTCGTGATCATATCATCGTCATCAATAAAGCAAACATATTCACCTCTTGCTTTGTCCAAGACGGTGTTTCGCTTTTTACCAACACTGTTTTCACCATTATCAGTTTCGGTTATGATCTCAATTTTATCTTGAGCATTTTCTGCTGCAATTTGTTTATTGAGTTCCGTAAGTAATTGATTATAAACATGCGCGCGTTTTGGTAAATGTAAAATACCTATAGTCCATAATATACTCATAGTGGAAATCCTCTTTGTTTTCTTGATTCAAATACTTGTTTATCGCTATGATAAAATTTTTCAGTGTGTTGTCTTAGATTGTCTTTTATATCATTCCAATCATGTGTGATAATTTTATTGTTTATATCAACAATTTTATTTAAAGATCTGGCAATAACAGTTTGTTCTTCATCACAAAATAAACTAGTGTACTCTGGATGATATATGTAATTAAATCTTTTATAGTATGGATTTCCTATAATTGAAAGTACCATAACTTTTGGATATGCATGACCTCCACAATTATAATTTAATGCACCATCTAAATCTGGAAAATGCATATTCATATCATTGATTATTATTTCATCAAATCCATGAACTCTTGGTGTCATGTCATCTGAAACTAAAACACAAACTTTCCAACCATCTGTTGGAATATTACGATTACATGCATGTATTTTATTTTGACTATCACCGTAATGATATTCCAAATCAATTCGTGATTTCATATCTTCTAAGAAATAGCGCATTGGATTATTATTGCAAGTTTCGTCATTCAAATCCATAGAAATAACAAACTTGACTTTATATTTGCCAGATAATTTATTTACATATTCCGAAAGAATACGTTTAAATTGATCTGGTCTGGCTCGTGTTGGATATTTAATTAATAAGTCTATCATAGTAAAGGTTCACTGTTTGGAAAATTATTTGCTTTGCGTTCCCTGTAAATTTTCTCCGCTACCTTTGTATTTCCTGCTGGAATGGTGGGATGAAATTTATGAGTTCCGCGAAGTCGATGCTCATGGTATTGCTTCAAGTCGCCGCGTATCCACAAGCAATTGTATTTAGTTGCAACTTGATATAGTTCCGTATCCGCCCACATGTGCCAATATTCTTCCCACATTGGACCTTTACCTTGATTGATTTTTTCCCTAAACTCTTTACCCAACCAAGCACTTCCGCAGATTTGTTCACAGGTATCACAAGCCATGCTTCCAAACTTATCACCGTATGGTTGCATTACACCAAAAGTACCACCAAAATGACGAACAAATTGTAAACGTAGTTGGTGTGCTTCATAATCTGAATCTGGGTACATATCATCACCAGCAGCAATTATTATTTCATAATCAGACAATAATCCAGATAGGTAATTTACTGCTTTGGGCCAACCTTGATAACCACCAATGCTAGATTCTGCAACGATAATATCGGCTAATCCTGAGTATTGAGAAAGCAATCTATCTGGAACAATTACGGCAATCTTATAACCTTTACTTTTCCAAACCGGAAAAGTTTTCTTTGCCATTTCTATATTTGCACTGGGTAGTGCTAACCACACATCTTCTTTCATTTTCCTACCTTTGTTTTAAGTCTTCTGCTTGCTTGCATATGTTCAA